TGACATACATGGCTTTGACGAGCAATTTCAACAAGCACTCAATCAGTTTCCTACTGTTTTATCCTTTATAGGTAGCACGCAAACTTTTGAGCAAGGCCCACATGTCGGTACGGCGCAGTTGGGCAATGGAACACCATCAGAATGGCTATACAATTACCCAGGAATTTTAAGATCCGAGTTAAACAGCTACGGAGTAGGACTAATAAGTACAAGTCCAGAACTAGACGGGGTCGTAAGAAGACTGCCTCTCGCAATCGCAAGCGAAAATAAAATATATCCTAGCTTTTCACTAGAGATGTTGAGGCTAGCAGTCGGAGATCCAAGCTATCAGATTAAAACAGAAGAGACTGGAGTCGAGTGGATACGCGTACCAGCCTATGGTAAGCTTCCTACTAACGAAAACGGACTAGTTTTTGCAAATTGGAATACAAAATTCTACAGACAGACAGCAGCAGAGTACATGAAGGAGCCAATCCCAGCACCATTTGTAATTTTTGGTGTGACTGCAGAGGGAGTGGCTCCTCTTGTCGCAACTCCAGGCGGTCCAAAGTACCCCCATGAAGTTCAAGCAACCGTACTTAACACTTTAATTAGTGGAACACCGCTTTCACAACCATCTTGGAGCTTTTTAGCAGAACTTGGAGTAGTAATTGTAGGAATGGTACTAATTATGATAGTAGCTAGTAACATATATCTTAGCTTACCCGTCATTTTAGCACTATTAGGAGGACTTGGTTACACTTCTTGGAAGCTTGTAGAGTCTTCCTACTTGTTTGACGTTTCCGGCACGCTAGTTATCCTGTTTTTATTCTGGAGTGTTGTACAATTTCGTAGTTTTATTACTCAATACTTGTTGAGATTACAGATCAAACAACAATTTGGGACGTATGTTAGCCCTGCTCAGGTGGAAGCACTCCAAAAAGACCCATCATTACTGAGATTGGGTGGGTCGACGAAACAACTAACTTTCCTTTTTTCGGATATCCGAGGATTTACCCCGATTTCGGAATTTTACCAGTCAGACCCTCAAAAACTAGTGGAGCTGGTAAATAGATTTTTAACGAACCAGAGTGACATAATTATGAAACACGAAGGTACGATAGATAAATATATGGGAGACTGCATCATGGCATTTTGGAACGCGCCTCTAGATGTAGAAGACCACGCTAGAAAAGCAACAGCAGCTGCTCTCGAAATGAGAGAAGCTTTAGAGGAGTTGAATAGTGCACTCAAACTTGAAGGAAGCCCTGAAATCCATACTGGAGTCGGAATCAATACAGGACCGTGTGTTGTCGGTAATATGGGTAGTAGTAGTCGTTTCGACTATAGCGTTCTCGGTGATGCTGTTAACCTCGCTGCTCGCCTAGAGAGCAGCTGTAAACAGTATGACACCGATTTAATAATAAGTGAACATAGCATGGTGGAGGGCTATGTATATGAATTTATAGACGAGGTAACTGTCAAAGGCAAGACTGAACCTGTCAAAATTTATACCATACAAAAATAATGCTTGACAACGACCTAATATTTTGGTATAATTTAAATTGTGTACAAATATACACAAAGCATCGAGAGGAGAGCTAATGAATACCGAGGAACTAGCCGCTGAGCTAGAAAAACATGAAGCGATATGCGCCGAACGTTGGAAGACCGTATTCAATCAGCTGCAAGCAATCGAACAACGGTCAGCCAAGCGCTTTGACGGTGTTGAATCAACAATAACACGAATTGAAACAATACTGATAGGAGCAGCAGGCACTATCATTGTAGGAGGAGCAGGTGTCATTTACACCATGCTTCAAATGCACTAGGAGAAATTATGAAAGAAGATTACGATAAAAAAGATATCAAGCAATCACCAAAAACCAAAGACATGAAGGTAGAGAAGAAACCTGAACTACCAGAAGGTTGGGGTATGTTTGTTAAAAGAGGAAAACATCTTTTGATTGACCCCAATGGAAAACAAACAAAACATGCTTCAAAAGAAGCAGCTATGGAGTACGCAAATGGCTAACGGAAAAATTACGAATCCTGATATTTCAGGATTAGAAGTAGAAGTTGAAGAAGTCGTTGAAAAACGCGACATCAGAAAAAATCTACTACTTGCTAGAAAGAAACAGCTTCAACGCAAAAAAAGAGGATACGGTAAATTACCCAGCTCTTTAAGGCGATAAGCTAAGCCCTTCGGGGGTTGGAGAGTAACTATGCCATCAGGTAAAGGAACTTATGGGAAGACCAGAGGTCGTCCTAAGAAGAAGAAAAGAGGCGGTAAAAAGAAACGCAAAGGCATGAGACACCATGGCTGTTAGAAGACGCAGACGAAAAGCTTCTAGTAAAAAGCGTAATATACCTACTAACAAGAAGTTATATGCTAGGGTAAAGGCAAAGACCAAACGAAAGTTTGCAGTCTATCCTAGTGCATACGCCAACGCTTACTTAGTACGAGAGTACAAGAAAGCAGGAGGTAGGTACAGACGTGGCTAGTGGTGGTCTTACTAAATGGTTTAAAGAAGATTGGGTAGATATATCTAGACCCAAGAAAGGCGGCGGCTACAAGAAATGTGGTAGAAAGAAAGCCAAGAAAGGGCGGAAAGGATACCCTAAGTGTGTACCAGCAGCAAAAGCTGCAAGAATGAGCAAAAGTCAAAAAACGTCAGCGATAAGACGCAAACGTTCAAAAAGACAGGGCGTAGGTGGTAAACCTACAATGGTCAAGACCGTAGTTCGTAGAAGGAGAACAAGACGTGGCCGTAAGAAGACGTAAAGCCGGGGGTCGTAAGAAAGACCCTAGAATTAAAAGAGCAGGAGTTAGAGGATTCAATAAGCCTAAAAGAACGCCTGGACATAAAACTAAGTCACACATTGTTGTGGCTAAAGTTGGAAGTCGAATCAAAACAATTCGTTTCGGACAGAAAGGAGCTAAAACAGCAGGTAAACCTAAAGCTGGAGAGTCTCGTAGAATGAAGATGAAACGTAAGAGTTTTAAAGCAAGACACCGCAGAAATATTGCGAAAGGAAAAATGTCCGCCGCTTATTGGGCGAACAAGGTTAAATGGTAGGAGAAACAAATGGGATTAGCATTTGCACCGGGAAGAATGGCAACAGCCCTTCCCACAACCAAAGAGACAGCTATAACTTGTGGAGATAGAAGTACTTATGTTAGACTTAGTAATGAGTCTAATGCAGTACAGACTGTAACTACAGTTACTAGTGCCGATCCAAGTGTTGAAATGGGTTCAATCCGTTTACAACCTGGTGAAGTAATGGTCTTGTGGAAACGTAGAGAGTTCCACAAAATGTATGCCTCAAGTGCTGAAGTTTGGGGGACTGGCGGAATGGCTAGACCTGTAGGCTTAGGCTCAGAATCACGAGGCTAAGAGAAGGTTCGCGCCTTCTGGGAGATAGAGAATGTTTGAATTGATAAAAATCATATGGGGCTTAATCCAAGTTTTACCTATACTTATCACAATATGCTCAGCCATTGTAATGATGACTGATACACCTGTTGATGATAAATTATGGGCAAAAGCTTACAAATGGATTGACCGCTTTGCTTTAAACATTGGAAAGGCTAAAGATAGAAACCCTCTACTTGATTAACTTAAGGAGGCTGTTATGCAAACAGCTGAACAAAAGAGATTAGAAGAGAAATTATCTTTACCACCTATGATATTCGCTATTGAGAAGGCTACCGCGATACTCATATTTAAGCAGCGTCAAAAGTTGCACCGCCTTCTCACAACCAAGGAGTTGACAGCACTACCTCGTGGAAAAGACCGCGAGGCTTTGCTCTCGACAATAATAGGGAGAAAATAATGAAAAAAGTACTCGCACTACTACTCGCTACAATTGCATTACCATCATTCGCTGGTGTTAATGGAAATGTTGGAGTATATTCTGACTACTTCTTTAGAGGCGAAAGTCAAACTATGGGAAGTATGGCAGTTCAAGGGAACTTGGATCTGGACTATAAAGGAGCATATGGTGGCGTTTGGGTATCACAAGTTGATATAATGGACGCAGACTGGGAATATGACCTTTATGGAGGATACAGATTAAACCTCAATGATACATGGTACGTTGACGGAGGAGTCATTCAGTATAGATATGACGACAAAGCAATAGATCACGTTGAAGAGTGGTTTGTAAAAGGTGGGAACAATTGGATTGAACTCGCTATGTGGACAGATATGGACGACAAAGAAAAGCAATACAAAGAGGTAACTCTTAAAATGCCTTTAATTACAGTTGTTGATATATCACTAAGACATGGCATGTTTGATGATGATTCAGACTACCAACAGCTAACAATTTCAAAATCTATGAGAAACTGGACATTAGGAATGGAAGTTCTTGATGGAGCCAGAGATGGAGAGTTTGTTGACTCAGCAGCATTTTTTGTCAGTAAATCATTCTAATGCCCATTAGAAAGACAAAGAAAGGCTGGAAGATAACCAATACTCCCGGTTTATCGAAAACTAAAAAGGCAGCGAAGCAAAGACTTCGAGCCATAAAGTACAAACAAGGGAAAGGACGCAAAAAGCGTTAGGAGAAATTAAATGTCAGTAAGATTTATAGGAGCAGAAGCAGCAGCAGGCACCTCAGCAGGTGCTTCAAGTAACTTCGAACTCGCGACAGAAGTAAGACTAGTGAATCTAGCCGCAGCTGAAGCCACCATCACAATATTGAATGGTGCGTCAGGAACAAACGTGCAAGGTTCATTTACTTTAGAAGCAGGAGCTTCGGAATACATATCTAAGGATATGGAAGATAGAATATACGCCTCAGCCGCAACGGTTAAGGGTGTACCAATTAACACAAGAAGGTAACATTATGAAAGAGGTCGATGGTAGAACTCTATGGCTACAAGAGAGCATTGTGAATGCAGCTAGCTTTACAGCAGCACTTGACATGGTAGCAGGAAAAAGAGAACTTAGTAGAAAAGAGAGGGATATGAAAAATGTTGCTCTTGCTTTTATGTACCTCTATAATGTTGTTGAGGAGCAAGGTCTCCTCAATGAAGTCGATTCATTTTTTAGTAATGAGACGATTCACTAATGTTAGAAATATCTAGAAAAGACATACTTCCAGACAACTTAATGGAGTTTCAAAGTGAAAACCGCTTTATTAAGTTACCGATACATGGCTACATGGAGCTACTAGGCATACAGCCTAATACTACTCAAGTAGCCATTATCAACGCAATCAACAATCCGAAGTATCGTTTTGTTACTGCGGCAGTCTCACGTAGACAAGGTAAAACATACATTGCTAATGTAATTGGTCAATTAGTTACTTTAGTACCAGGCGCTAACGTTCTGTTAATGTCGCCTAACTACTCACTCTCGCAGATTTCATTCGACCTTCAAAGAACACTCATAAAACATTTTGAGCTAGAGGTAATTAAAGATAATGCAAAAGATAAAGTTATTGAACTTTCGAACCATAGTACGATACGTATGGGCTCGGTTAATCAAGTGGATTCAGTCGTTGGTAGGTCCTATGACCTCATCATCTTCGACGAAGCCGCACTTGTGGATGGAAGGGACGCTTTCAACGTCGCACTACGACCTACACTAGATAAAGAAAACTCCAAAGCTATATTTATATCTACCCCACGTGGTAGGAATAATTGGTTTGCGGAGTTTTGGCATAGAGGGTTTTCAGGGGAGTTTCCAGAGTGGGCATCAGTAAAAGCCACGTATCATGAAAACCCAAGAATTTCTGATGAAGATATCGCTGAAGCAAGGAAAACCATGTCGGAAAGCGAATTCAATCAGGAATATATGGCAGACTTCAATGTATTCGAAGGGCAAGTATGGGGTTTCAAAAGAGACAAGTGTCAGCAGGATTTAGCCGAATTAGATACTACAGGCATGGATATATTTGCTGGAATGGACGTAGGTTATAAAGACCCTACAGCTTTCTGTGTAATAGCATATGACTGGGACGCAGGTAAATATTATTTACTAGATGAGTATATGGACTCTGAAAAAACAACAGAACAACACGCAGAAAAAATCAGAGAACTAATCAATAAATGGGATATAGACTATATCTATATAGATTCAGCAGCACAGCAAACAAGATTTGATTTTGCACAAAACTACGATATTAGTACTATTAACGCAAAGAAATCTGTTTTAGACGGAATAGGTCATGTCGCAGCAATCTGTGATAATGATAGACTTATAGTTGATCAAAGATGTCACGAGACTCTAATCTCCCTTGACCAATACCAATGGGATCCCAATCCGAATTTATTGAAAGAGAAACCAAAACACAACATGGCATCACATATGGCTGATGCATTACGGTATGCGTTGTACTCGTTCGAGACAAGTGCCACTAGCTTCTAATTACCACCGCACAAAAATAGTTCTTGACAACATACCCGAAAGATAGTATAATTTAATGAATGGAATAAGTTATGGAACTAAAACGAGATCTAGTTAAATATGTTCGGGACAAGGCTAAGTCGAAATACAATAAAGGGACGGAATGTTTTATCTGTGGAGCAACAGAGAATCTCGACTTTCATCATTTTCACGGTCTAACAGAGTTGTTAGAGATTTGGCTGAGAAAGAATAAGATTAAAATAACTGATGCAGAAGATATTATGGGTATCAGAGAAGAGTTTATAACTGAACACAACGAACAAATTTACGAAGCTGCTGTTACATTATGTCACGAACATCATATGAAACTTCACTCCATCTACGGCAAACGCCCTCGAGTAGTAACAGCAAAGAAACAAGAAAGATGGGTGGGTATACAGAGAGACAAATATGGCATGGTATGACAGAATATTAGGAAGAACCTCAGCAAGTGAGGAATATGAGAAGTTAAATCCTTCTCAACCTTATATCGCCAATGAAGAAGGCGGTTCTCTTAGTACTAGAGAAGTTGCAACAAATTACCGTAATGCTTACGAACAACTAGAGGTAGTAAACCGAGCAGTTAACATGATAGTGGACGACGCTGCGGATATACCGTTTGATGTTGGTGAGCAATTAAAAGGTATGAACAATATCGTCAAGAATATGAGACGAGGTAAGCTCGATTTGTTACTTAATAGAGAGCCCAATCCTTTTCAGGACGTTAGCTCATTCAAAAGAAATTTAATCACAGACCTACTAATAGACGGAAACATTTTTGTCTATTTTGATGGGGCGCACCTTTATCACTTACCAGCAGATAAAGTTACAATAGAAACAGATGAGAGTACTTACATAGATAAGTTTGTATTCGATAACGGAACAGAGTATAGTCCAAAAGAGATTATACATATTAAAGAAAACAGTTTTAACTCTATTTATAGAGGAGTTCCTAGACTGAAGCCAGCATGGAGAACCATGCAGTTACTTGGAAGTATGAGAAGATTCCAAGATAACTTCTTCAAGAACGGAGCAGTACCAGGTTTAGTACTCAAGTCTCCTAACACACTTTCTGAGAAAATCAAAGAAAGAATGTTACAGGCTTGGATTGCTAGATATAACCCAACATCAGGAGGTCGTAGACCGTTATTCCTAGATGGTGGATTAGAGGTGGAGAACTTGACGGAAGTCAACTTCCAGAACTTAGACTTTCAAGAAGGTATAAAAACCAATGAAAGAATTATTCTAGAAGCCATGGGTGTTCCACCAATTTTATTGGACGGTGGGAATAATGCTAACATTAGACCAAATCACCGTCTTTATTATTTAGAAACCATACTACCTATTATTAGAAAAATGGGGTATGCTTTCGAGAGGTTCTTCGGTTTTAAACTAAATGAAGATGTGAGCGATGTGCCCGCACTTCAGCCTGAATTGAGAGACCAGGCTAACTACTACGCTACGCTTGTAAATACGGGAATATTAACACCGAACGAAGCAAGGGAGGCGTTGAGACTTGAGACGATTGACGGATTCGATCAACCGCGAGTTCCTGCAAATATTGCAGGATCGGCCGCGAATCCAGAGCAAGGTGGTAGACCAGAAGAGACCCCACCCGCAGAGGAAGAATAATTATGACAAAAAATATGATGCTAAAGGCTTTAAGCGAGTATATGCAAGCAAACAATGTAGATACCGTAAGCCTATCAGATTATAAAGCGGACCCGAAAGCTCCTGTGAGAGACTACCTTTTAAGAAGGAAGTTTGGTTCATGGAACAGAGTTTTAGCAGCCGCTAAATTTAGATTTCCAATTGAAATAGCTACCCCGGCTCCTGCCCCTGCCCCTAAAAAGGCAAAGGCTAAAAAGGAGGATTAACCATGGAAAAGATATTTCACTGGACAAATACTTTCAAGACACTAGGCGAAGACGATGATGGTGGACTAGATATCAAAGGATCAGCTAGTACAAACGCATTAGATCGTGCTGGTGATATGATTGAAAGTAGTGCATGGGCAAAAGGTGGATTGGAGAACTTTAAAAACAATCCAGTAATTTTGTTTAATCACAATTACGACCGACCAATCGGTCGTGCAAAAGAAATAGGAGTCACAGAGAATGGACTAGAGCTTACTGCTCGTATATCCAAATCTGCTGGCGAAATTAAAGATCTTATTAAAGATGGCGTTCTTGGAGCTTTTTCTGTCGGTTTCAAAGTCAAGGACGCTGATTATATATCAGAAACCGATGGATATAAGATAAAGGACGCAGAACTATTTGAAGTGTCTGTAGTTTCGGTTCCGTGTAACCAAACAGCAGTCTTCTCCCTAGCAAAATCATTTGATAGCATGGAAGAGTATGATAAGTTCAAGAAAAACTTTATTAAAGAGACTCCCTCAATCGACGCGAATGCAAAGATTGAGCAGTCAAGCGAGGCAAATGCCGACAAAACGGAGACGAAAATGTCAGAAGAAAATAAAACTCCTGAAGTAAGCCCTGAGTTCGACCTTGAAGCATTCGCAAAGCAAGTTGCAGATCAAACTGCTACTAGCATTGCAATGAAACAAGCCGAGCAAAAAGCTAAAGACGAAGCAGAAGCTACAGCGAAAGCTGAAGTAGAAGCTACTGAAAAAGCTGAATTGGACGCTGAACAGGAAAAACAGAAAGTAGTTGTTAAGTCAAGTATTTCTGGAGCTGAGAAGCTTATCAATGATGTTGCCGCTAAGGTTGAAGAGAGACAAGGAGACTTAGAGTCTGTTGTTAAAGAACTTCAATCCGAACTATCTGAAAAATCCGAAGAGATTCAAGCTATGCGCGAATCAAAAAGAATTTTCCAAGATAGAGGGAACAAAAACTGGAAAGAAGCTTTCGAAGGCGATATCGTAGATGCCAAGATCTTAGGTCTTGCAACTGGTAGAGGATTTGACACACCATACGCTAAAAGCGTAATGGAAAAAGTAAACGCACATTCAGGTGTTGCGGTTTCTAGTGCAGACTTCGAACAAATAGTATCTACAAACGTAGAAAGAGATATTCAAAACGAGCTAGTATTAGCACCGTTATTTAGAGAAATTCAAATGAATTCCGCTAACATGATTATCCCGATCCTTCCAGATTCTGGATACGCTGAATTTACTACAGCACAAACAGCCAGTGGATCATCTCCACATGGTAACTTAGCCCAGACAGGCGACACCTATGGTGCACCTTTCGGTGGTGTTGACTTGACAGAGAAAACTCTATCAACTCACAAACTTATTTCACAATCTTACTTAGGTAACGAGACTGAAGAAGATGCAATCATGCCGATTCTTCCTTTAATTAGGGAATCAATTGTTAGATCACACGCAAAAGGTATTGAGAATGCGTTACTATTAGGTAACCACTCTACTGGTGTTTATACATCAGGAACTTTTGATGGTCTTATCAAAATGGCATCAGCAGATAGTGATGAAACTCAATCAGCAACAGCTGTAGCTTCAGATACTGTTACTGCTGCAGAATTGCTTGCTTTAAGAAAGAATATGGGCAAATACGGTGTTAATCCTAACGACGTAACTTATATTATTTCACAAAG